ATACATTTATTTGTAAACAAGGTGGTGCTTATAGAACTTACCATAGAATGATAACCAAGTACCTTGAGACCGGTAACCCTTGTCAAGTTATATTTCATGTATCAAGACCTACACCCAAATCTCCAATAAGTGAAAAAAGAAAAAGAACTTTAGAGGATTGGAATGAAGGAATTAATAGATTAAAACAATTAGGTTGTAAAACCAATTGGATGAAAGCGGCTGGTTTCTTTCCACAAGTAGTTGGTAAAGACAATTGGTCAAAATTAGTACAAGTTAAATAAATAATGGATTGGGAGGGAGCATTGACTTCCTCCTGATTTTATGTTAAAGTGAGATAATATTATGGAAATAAAGAATATAAAATTTAAAACACGTGAAGGTGATATATCCGAATCAGGTGCTTGTAATTTTTCCAATGGTAAATGGGTTGATAGAACTACTGACTATTACTTTAAAGATAAGAAAGTAATTATATTCAGTTTACCAGGAGCTTTTACACCAACTTGTACATCACAACAACTTCCAGGTTATGACAACCTGTATACGAAATTCAAAGAACATGGCATAGATGAGATTTATTGTATATCAGTAAATGATTCTTTTGTTATGAATGCATGGAAAACCAACGAACAAATCAAAAACATTAAAATGATACCAGATGGCAATGGCGAACTAACAAAGAGTTTAGATATGTTAGTTACCAAAGAGGCCATTGGTTTTGGTTACCGTTCATGGAGATATGCAGCTATTGTACACAATGGTGATATAATAAAAATGTTCGTTGAACCTGGTAAAGAATTTAATGATCCATCGGATCCTTATGGAGTATCTTCACCAGAAAATGTCTTGAAATATTTGGAGGCTTGACATTTTGAACAAATTGATATAGTATAGAAAATGCGGATGTCGTATAAAAGTATTATGATAGGTTTCCAACCTGTAGAACTTGGGGCAGTACCAAGTATCCGCTCCAAAAAGAAAAGTTAAATTATGAATAGGAGTGATTACAAAATGAACTTGTCCACAAACACAATAGCTTTGTTAAAAAATTTCTCTGATATAAATCAGAACATTTTAATTAAGCCAGGAAATAAGATACAAACTATTTCCAATATGAGAAATATTTTAGCAGAGGCTGAAATAAAAGAAAAATTTGATAGTGAATTTGCTATCTATGATCTACCACAATTTTTAAGATCATTGGATTTATTTAAAAGTCCTGAACTAACGTTTAATGGTGGTGCTTCAATGACTATCAGTGAAGCTAAAGAGGGAAGAAAATCAGTTAAGTATTTCTTCTCTGATAAATCTACGGTGTTTACACCTAATAAGATTAACATGCCAGATAAACATGTTTCATTTCAATTAAAAAATGATGACTTGGCTGAACTACATAAAGGCGTTACAACTTTAAATTTACCAGATGTTGCTGTAATAGGCGATGGTAAAGATATTAAATTAGTAGCTACTGATAAGAAAAACAAGACTTCTAACGTAGTGTCTTCTGTAATCGGAAAATCAAATGTTAAGTTTACCGCTTACTTTAAATCAGAAAACTTTAAGATGATACCAGATGATTATGATGTAGCAATATCAAAAGCAAAAATATCTAGTTTCATTAGTAGAGCAAAAAACGTCCAATATTGGATTGCATTAGAACCTGACTCTGAATTTTAAGGAGTTGGTCTATGACAGATTTTTTGTGGGTAGAACAATACCGACCCAAAACAATAGATGAATGTATCTTATCAGAAGATACAAAGAATACCTTTTTAGAATTTCTATCTAAAAAAGAACTACCAAACATGTTATTAACTGGTACTGCCGGTACTGGTAAGACAACTGTTGCTCGTGCTTTATGTGAAGAATTAAACCTTGATTATATTGTAATCAATGGATCAGATGAAGGCCGTCAAATAGATACGTTAAGACATAAGATTAAAAACTTTGCAACAACTGTATCTTTCAATACAGAATCAAAACATAAAGTAGTCATAATTGACGAGGCAGATTATATGAATGCCGAATCGGTACAGCCTGCTTTAAGAAATTTCATAGAAAGTTTTTATAATAACTGTAGATTTATATTTACTTGTAACTATAAGAACAAAATCATACCAGCTTTACATAGTCGTTGTACTGTTATTGACTTCAAAGTTTCTAATGGTCAAAGAGGGAAAACTGCTGTTGCTTTTATGAAACGTTTGGAAAGTATCTTAAAAGAACAAGAAATTGAGTATGATAAAAAAATATTAGCTCAGTTAATTGAAAAACATTATCCAGATTTTAGAAGAACTATCAACGAACTTCAAAGATATTCTGTACGTGGTAAGATTGACAGTGGTATTCTATTCAATTTAAAAGAAACAGACTATAAGAATCTTATGGGTTACCTGAAGAAAAAAGAGTTTGATAGTATGAGGAAGTGGGTAATCCAACATTTAGATATGGACGCTACTGATCTATTCAGAGGTGTCTATGATGTTCTATATGAAAGTTTAGAACCTAAATCCGTACCTCAAGCGATATTAATAATTGCTGGCTACCAATACAAGGCAGCCTTTGTGGCTGACCACGAAATTAATGTAATAGCCTGCCTAACAGAGATTATGGCAAATTGTAAATTCAAGTGATGAAAGGAAACGTTTTACTAAATATGTTCAGAGAGGCAAATGCCTTTTAAATCAATGAAAGGAATTAAGAAAAGAAATGGCAAAGAGAACACTATGGAGAGTGTTGATAGTAAAAATGAGAATGTGGTATGCAGATGTAAGAGGTCATCATGGACATAAATGGAATTATGAGCCAAGTGAGAGTTACATGGGCAGAAAACGAAAGAGATAATGGCAGACATTAACAAATTAGTAAATGAAATAGGTAAATTAACTATGCAAGAAGCTGCTGATATGGCCAAAATAATGGAAGATCAGTGGGGAATACAAGCAAGTAATTTACAAGCGGCTGCTCCAACACCTGTTGCAGTTTTAGAAGAAAAGAATACAGCTACAGTTATATTAAAAAGTTTTGGTGAAAAGAAAATGGGTGTATTAAAAGTTGTTAAAGAAGTATTAGAATTAGGTTTAATGGAAGCAAAAAATTTTGTTGAAGATTTACCTAAAACGGTTGAAGAAAACCTTGAAACAGCACATGCTGAAGAATTAAAGAAGAAGTTAGAAGACGCTGGCGGAACAGTAGAACTTAAATAAAATTGATTCAAGGCACTAGTTTATATTATGTACGAATTAAAAGATTATTTAAAAGCTATAAACGAAACAAAAGTTAACCTTTTGAAGACCAGCGATATTGCCTGGATTAAAAAGTACCCTCCCTACATCATTAATAAGTGTTTATCCATGTTTTGGGATACACTTCCACATGCCAATGAAATGAATGGTTATCACTTCTTGGACAAAGACATACAATTTCAATTTTTACTAAATAGTATCAGACCAAAGAAACGTTTTGGTGGGAAGTGGATCAAACAAATTAAGTTGGTTGACTTGGAATATGTAAAAGAGTATTATGGATATAGTAATGATAAAGCACGTCAAGCACTACAAGTACTCTCAAAAGAACATATAGATAAAATTAAACAAGCCTTATACAAAGGCGGGAGAAGAAAATGAATGATGAAGTAAAGTGGTCACAAGATCAGATGTTAGAGGTAACTCTGAATCAACCAGACGATTTCTTAAAAGTTAGAGAGACACTTACCAGAATAGGCGTAGCAAGTAGAAAAGATAAGACCCTTTTTCAATCTTGCCACATACTACACAAACAAGGAAAGTATTACATAGTACATTTTAAAGAGCTTTTTGCTTTAGATGGAAAGAAGGCTACTCTAATTAATAATGATATACAACGTAGAAATACAATAGCAGTATTACTACAAGACTGGAATTTAATTAATATATTAGACAAAGATACAGCAAAAGAAAACAGAGCACCATTATCACAGATTAAAGTATTACCATTTAAAGAGAAAAAAGAGTGGATATTATCCGCTAAATATAACATAGGTAAGAAAATAGTTAAGGAAGAGAAGCCTCTTCCGAAGGAAGAGAAACCTGATAATGCAGATACCAAAGTTTAGAGATTATATAACAGAGCAAAACCCTGGTCGTAAAGATAAACCGATCACGATTGCTATACTTACTATAAATGATTCAGAGGATCCTCAAAAGGATTCAACTGTTGAACTTATAGAAAAGGCGTGTAAAAAACAAAAAACTAAATGCGTTATTGTTAATACAACATCTACTATAATCACAGCAAAAGACGAAGATAAGAACACCCTTACTGTCTATAATTACGATGGTAAGAATGGTGAACATACCTTTACAGGTAAAGATACCGTTGTTATAACACGAGGTGGTGCAGTGGAGAACGAAGCTGGACTGTCTTTAATCTCTGCCTTTCAAAACTCACAATCATTTATGTTAAACACAAGACAAGCTATGATGACTTGTGATAACAAATTAACGTCAGCTTTACTATTTGAAAAGTTTGGTATAGCTACACCAAAAACAGCATTTATATCTAACGAGAATAATATAAGAACTGGAATAGATATGATTGGTGGTAAGTTTCCACTTATCTTAAAGACATTAACAGGTACACAAGGTATCGGAGTAATTAAAATTGAAAGTTATGAAGGTCTTGTTGCAACTGTACAAGCAATGTGGAAATTAGAATCTGAACTTTTAATACAAGAATTTATGCCTACAAAGTTTGATGTAAGAACTTTTTGTTTAGATAACAAAGTTATTGCAAGTACAAAAAGAGTACATAGCTCATATGACTTTAGATCAAATACTCATAGAGGTGCCGAGGCACACCCTTATACTTTAAATGATGAAGAACATGAATTAATTTTAAAAGCTTCAAGAGCTTCAAAGGCATATATGGTAGGAGTTGACCATATAATACACAATAAAAAACCATACATTTTAGAAATCAATGGTAGTCCAGGATCAGGTGCTGATTATCAAGGTTACCAATACAAAGATTATTATTCTGATCCAGAACCATCTGGTAGAATAGACGGTGAAAAAATGATGGAATATCTTGTAGATTATATTCAAGATAGAAGTCATTGGGATAGACAATCACTTATAGAATGTGGTTGGTTAGAAACTGTTGACGTTGCCGATGTAGATAAAGTTAGAGCTAAGTTTGATAGTGGTAACGGATCAAAAGCTTGTGCTTTACATGCCGATAAAATTATATCAGATAAGAAAACTGTTAAATGGAAATATAATGGTAAAACTTATGAGAAACCTAAATTTGGTCAAAGTAAAATTTTTAGAGCAAATGCTACAAACGAACCTTCTGAAATTAGACCTACAATATTATTAGATTTAACCTTTAATGGTTTTACCTATAAAGATGTAGAGGTAGGATTAGATAGTAGACCAAGATCAGGATCAGATTTATTAATTAATAGAGATTTAATGAGACAAATGAATGTTAGTGTTAACCCTAATAGGACGTTTGTATTAAGTAAAAGACTAAAACCGGTTGACAAAGAACAGAAGTAAAACATTGCCTTTTTATAGGTAATGTGTTATATTAAATAATACAATAGGAGATATTATGCAAGAAGTGAAAATATTAAGACTATCTACAGGCGAAGATGTAATTGCCAAGGTAGGTGAGAACGACCAAGGCGTGAGTTTAAAAAATCCATTCGTGATTATACCTCAACGAAAAGGTCCAGGACAACCATTACAATTAATGATGTCTCTGTACAATGCCTTTGGTAAAAAGGAAACTGTCACTATATCAAAAGATAAAATAGTTTTTATGACAGAACCTAAAGATGAGATAAGAACATCTTACGAACAAAACACAAGCTCAATTATAACAAAGAATCAAAAGTTAATAACAGAAGCAACGTGATAACAGTAAACTTTATTAGGACAAACAATGAGAAAGTCCAAGTAAAGGTGCCTGCTGGTTTCACTATAATGGAAGCAGCTAAAGAGGCATGTTTACCGGAAATTCCTGCTGACTGCCGTGGTTGTTGTGCTTGTGCTACTTGTCACGTACATGTAAACAATGCCTGGATTGCCAAATTAGATCCCATAGATTATAATAGCAGTGAACAAGAATTATTAGAATATGAAAAAGGATATAAAAAAGGTATTAGCAGATTGAGTTGTCAAATATCATTAACAAAAGAACTTGATGGCATAACTTTACATTTACTTGATGATAAACTTTTATAAATCAGTTATAGAACACAAAGGTAAACTTCTAGTTAGAGGTATACATGATGGCAAAGACTATAAAGAAAAGATAGACTTTGGTCCTACTCTATATTCTATCACACAAAAAAATACAAAATTTAAAACTTTAGATAATCGCAATCTTAATCCTATTAAATTCAAAAACATTAATGACGCAAGAAGATTTAGACGAGACGTTGCAACCGATAATTCTCCTATTTACGGTTTAGAACGTTTTCATTATCAATATATTAATGACCAATTTCCTAAAAATATAAAATGGGATAAAAAGTTTATTAAGATATTCACAATGGATATTGAGACTACGGTCACTGATGGTTTTCCAGATGTAGAAAATCCTATTGAAGAAATTATTTGTATCACTGTTAAAAATCAAACTAATAAACAGGTTATAACATGGGGAACTGGTGAATATAAAACAGATAGACTAGATGTTACCTATGTAAAATGTAAAACTGAACAACATTTAATAATGGAGTTTATGAAATTTTGGTTAAAGAATCATCCAGATGTTATTACAGGATGGAATACCAAGTTTTTTGATTTACCATATTTAATGAATAGGATTAAATTAATTGCAGGCGAAAAGGTTGCAACTAGAATGTCGCCATGGAATTTAATAGAAAAAAATGAAATCATAGTAAGAGGTAGACCTCAAACAACATATACTTTAAAGGGTATTGTGATGTTAGATTATCTTGATTGTTATAGATGGTTTATACCAACAAGACAAGAAAGTTATAAACTAGATTTTATTGGTGAGTTAGAACTAGGTAAAAAGAAACATGTAAATCCTTTTGAAACATTTAAAGATTTTTATGAAAAAGATTTCCAAAAGTTTATTGATTATAACATACAAGACGTTGAAATTGTTGACGCCTTGGAAGATAAACTTGGTTTAATTGAACTAGCATTAACTGTTGCATATGAATCTAAAGTAAACTATGATGATATATTTTCACAAGTAAGAGTGTGGGATACTTTAATTGCAAATCATTTATTGGCAAAAAATATATGTATACCACCAAGAGAAGAACATATTAAAGATACAAAATATGAAGGCGCTTATGTAAAAGACCCTAAAGTCGGTCAGCATAAGTGGGTAGTTTCTTTTGACATTAACTCACTATATCCACATATCATTATACAATATAATATTTCGCCAGAGAAAATAATAGGACAGGATCCTTCAGGTATTTCTGTAAATAAAATGTTAAAACGGAAAATAGATTTATCTTATTTAAAAAAAGAAAATGCTTGTGTAACACCTAACGGTGCGAAGTTTAAAAATGATAGTCAAGGTTTCTTACCAGAAATGATGGAGACCATGTACAATGAACGTGTTGTTTATAAGAAACGTATGTTAACAGCTAAAAAATTATATCAAAAGAATAAGGATCCCGAATTATTAAAAGAAATTTCTAGATGTCACAATATACAATGGGCAAGAAAGATTGCTTTAAACTCAGCTTATGGTGCAGTTGGTAACCAATACTTTAGATTTTATGATGTAAGACAAGCAAGTGCTATTACTACAACAGGTCAATTCATTATTAGATATATTGAGGAAAAAGTAAATGATTATATGAATAAGATTTTAGAATCAGAGTATGATTATATTGTTGCGTCTGATACAGATTCAATTTATGTGACGATGGATAAGTTAGTTGAAAAGACTTGTCAAGGTAAAACAAATGAACAGATATGTAATTTTATTGATAAGGTTGTTGATAGTAGAGTAGAACCATATATTAAAAAATGTTTTAATGAACTATCTGAATATTCAAATGCATTTAAAAATTGTATGGTAATGAAACGAGAAATAATTGCCAACAAAGGAATATGGGTTGCAAAGAAAAGATATATGTTAAACGTATTAGATGATGAAGGAGTAAGATTAGCTGATCCTAAATTAAAGATTATGGGTATTGAGGCAGTTAAATCATCAACACCACAAGTTTGTAGAGGTAAAATTAAAGAGGCAATTCAAATTATTATGAATAAAGATGAACCTACTTTACAAAAATTTATTGCAGACTTTAAAAAAGAATTTTTAGAAATGGCACCAGAACAAATATCCTTTCCTAGATCATGTAATAATATTGGTAAGTATAGAAACCCAGCAACTATCTTTAGTAAAGGAACACCAATACATGTAAAAGGTTCTTTAATATACAATCATAAATTAAAAGAAATGAAATTACATAAGAAATATCCTTACATAAAAGAAGGAGATAAGATAAAGTTTCTTAAATTAATACAGGCAAATCCATTTAGATTTGATGTGATTAGTTATATTACAACGTTACCATTTGAATTTGATTTAAAGAAATATATAGATTACGAAACACAATTTGAAAAAACATTCCTTGATCCTATGAGATTTATATTACAATCTATAGGTTGGTCACAGGAAAAGAAAGCAACTTTGGAGGCATTTTTTGGATGAAAAATGGAATAAGTAAACGATACCAGGTGGTGAGAGACGTTGAAGTTGAAGAAGCTTTTACTAAAATTATTAAATGGATAGGTGAAGACCCTACAAGAGAAGGACTTAAAGCTACACCAAAAAGATTAGTGAATGCATATAAAGAATATTTTAAAGGTTACCACGAAGACCCAAAACAAATTTTAGAAAAAGCATTAGCCGATGTACAAGGTTATGACGAAATGGTTATACAAAAAAACATTTCAATTCATAGTCATTGCCAACATCATATGGCTCCAATAGTTGGAGTTGTTCATGTTGCATATATTCCAAACAAAAGAGTAGTTGGTTTAAGTAAACTTGCTAGAGTAGTAGAGGTATTTTCAAAGAGATTACAAACACAAGAAAAATTAACAATGCAAATTGCAAATACAATTATGGATGTTTTACAACCAAAAGGTGTTGCAGTAACCATAAACGCTTCACACCAATGTATGACCATGAGAGGTATTAAAAAAGAAAATGCAACCACTGTTACAAATTATTTTCTTGGTGTTTTAAAAGATGATTTAAATTATCAAAAAAAATATTTAAAGTTTATATGAAAAAATTTAAAGATAACATAAGTGATTTTTTTAAATGGGTTAAAGGTACTGAACTTGTTGAATTAGACAACATAGATGTATCAGAGGATCCTGTAAGACCTGAATTAACATTAGGTTTTAGAATTACACATGGTAGAAAGATATTTGGATTAAAATATAATGATGAGATTGAATCAATTGTTTGTATTGCAATTTGTCCTGAAGTACCACATACTGTTAGAGAAATGGATTATATGTCCAGAGTTAAAGACGGCAAAATTGTAATAGCATATACTGTATGGTCAAGAAAAAAAGGTGCAGGTAAAGAGATTATTAACAAATTAGGTGAATGGGTTAAAGATAATAAGTATGAAAAATTGGTAACATTATCTCCATTAACAACAATGGCAACACACTTTCATATTAGAAATGGTGCCAAACAAATAGGTATCAATGAAGATACTCAAAATTTTGAATACAGATTACAATGATAAAAACATTTGATTTAACATTAATACTATTAATTACCTTGCATTGGTCATTTTCTTTAGGTATGTTATTAGCAATAAAAACATCTTGGTCTATACCAAGATTTATAATGACAATTTTTATTTTCAGGTATTTAGCTTTGAGTTATGGATATTAAAAAGACATATAATATAATATACGCCGATCCTCCGTGGCATTTCCAAAATTATAATAATGAGAGTGCTCAAACTAATCCAGAAAATCATTATCCTACAATGACAATGAAAGATATAGAAAATTTACCAGTTGGAGATATTGCAGATAAAGATTGTGTATTGTTTATGTGGTGTACCGATCCATTATTACACAAACAAATACCTATAGTTGAGAAGTGGGGTTTTGATTACAAGACCGTAGGCTTTACGTGGGTGAAGACGAACAAGAATCGAATCAAGAACTATTTTTTTAAAGGTCCAGGTTATTGGACAAGAGCCAATACAGAGACTTGTATACTTGCAACAAAAGGTAAACCAAAACGAGTTGGTGCCAACGTAGATAGATTGGTTGTGAGTGAACGTAGAGAACATAGTAGAAAACCAGATAGAATTAGAGACGATATAGTTAAACTATGTGGAGATTTACCACGTATAGAATTATTTGCTAGAACTTCTATGCCTGGTTGGGACGTATGGGGAAACCAGGTTGACAAATTTACAATTTAATGATAGAATAAACAGATGAAAACTAAAAATTTAACAGGTGACCAAGCATTGCATTGTGCTGGTATATTCAATAATTACTTTGAAAAGTTTAGTCGTATAGATGAATATATGAGAGATCAAAAATTATCTCAAATAGGAAATATACCGGCTGCATTACCTGGAATGACTTTAGATAGTGATATGTTTTCTAAATTTGATATGTCGCCTAAAGATATGGAATTTGAAATATTGGAACCTGATAATGAAACATATGATACATTATTAAATATGACTTCTTCTCATACTAATATGTCAAGTGTGCCTGGTAAAAATTTAAAGATTGCAGTAAAAGAAAAGAATACTAATCAGTGGGTAGGTTTTATAAGATGTGGTTCTCCAGTTATAAACATGAAACCAAGAAATGAATTATTAACTCACGTACCAGAATTAGTAAGTTTTAATAAAACATCTATAATGGGATTTGTAATAGTACCAACTCAACCTTTTGGTTTTAATTATCTAGGTGGTAAACTATTGGCTGCCATATGTTGTAGTCATACAATAAGAGAAAAATTAAATAACAAATATGGTATGAACTTATCATTGTTTGAAACTACAAGTCTATATGGTAATAGTAAATCATCAAGCCAATATGATGGTATGAAACCATATTTAAGATACAAAGGATTAACTGATAGTGATTTTATACCTTTGATACATGGTAAACCTTTCCATGATCTTGCAACGTTTGTTGATAGTGCTGTAGGTAAACTTGTTAAAGATGACGCCTCTAGTAGAAAGTTAAAACTAACAACGGCCATTATTGGTTTAATAAAGAGAAGTTTAAACAGAAGTGATTTAGAAAGATTTAATACAACTATAAATAATGCAAAGAAGCTAACTGAAAGAAAAAGATACTATGTTAGTGATTATGGTATTAAGAACTATCTAGATATAGTAAAAGACAACACAAAGGAAATAGTTAAAGGTGATAATTGGGATAAATTCCACCTAAATAATATAATAGATTGGTGGAAAAAGAAAGCTGAATCTCGGTATAATAAACTGAAAGAACAAAATAGATTAAGAACTGAATTAGAAATATGGACACCAGAGGCAAAAATAGATATAATAAGATAATATCAAGCTTGACAATTTTAAGTGGATATGATATAAAGGAGATAATATGAGTGATTTTTTAAAAGAAATAATTAAAGAGAGTGGAAATGAATATGCAGGTTTAGTCAGTGATGGAATAGATAGCGCTGACGTTACCAGTTTTATAGATACAGGCTCTTATTCTTTTAATGCTTTATTATCAGGCAGTATTCACGGTGGATTACCATCAAATAAAATCACAGCAATTGCAGGAGAAGCGGCTACAGGTAAAACCTTTTTCGCATTAGGCATTGTAAAGAATTTTTTAGACAAAAATAAAAACGCAGGTGTTATTTATTTTGAATCAGAAAGTGCTATATCAAAAGACATGATTGAAGGTCGTGGTGTTGATGGTAGTAGAACTGTAGTAGTACCAGTATCAACAGTACAAGAATTTAGAGCACAATCAATAAAAATTATAGACAAATATTTAGAACAACCAGAGGATAAAAGACAACCTTTAATGTTTGTTCTAGACAGTTTAGGTATGTTATCTACTACAAAAGAAATGGAAGATACAGCCGCTGGTAAAGAAACAAGAGATATGACTAGATCACAAATAGTCAAATCAACTTTTAGAGTATTAACTTTAAAATTAGGTAAAGCAAATGTACCTATGATAATGACCAATCACACCTACGATGTTATTGGTTCTATGTTCCCACAAAAAGAAATGGGAGGTGGCTCAGGATTAAAATACGCTGCCTCATCAATCATCTATTTAAGCAGACGTAAAGAGAAAGACGGTGCTGAAGTAATTGGTAATATTATACATTGTAAAAATTATAAATCTAGATTAACAAAAGAAAACGCCATGATAGACGTTAAATTAACCTACAAACACGGACTTGATAAACATTATGGACTTTTAGATATGGCTGAAGCAGCTGGTATCTTTAAGAAAGTATCAACAAGGTTTGAAACACCACAAGGTAAGGTGTTCGGTAAATCTATCAATGACGATCCAGAAAAGTATTTTACAAAAGAAATATTAAAACAAATAGATGAATATGCCAACAAAAAATTCCGATACGGATCAGACGAAGAATAAAAAACGTTTTGTATTTGCACAAAAGACTGGTGCAGATTACACAGCGATAAAATTACTTGAAGAAAAATACAGAAATGTAATCTACAAGTATGGTAAAGTTGCGTTTGCAAAAGAAGAAGATAGCAAAGGTCACTTGCCAATGAAGTTTGATTATGATATACTATCCAATCCAGAATCAAAAGAGATTGAAAATCAAGAGTTTATAGATTATATCGGTGACATATTAATTGAAGTAATGGAAGAACAACTAAACTCTGGCAAGGTAGAATTTACAAATGAATAATGAACGAATTGAAATAAGTATATTAAGAAACTTGATGTACAATGAAGCGTACATGAGAAAGGCTATACCTTTCTTAAAAGAAATATACTTTGCAAAACGAGAAGAAAATATTTTGTTTACAGAAATATATGCTTTCGTATCAAAGTATAATAATCTTCCTACCAAAGAAACCATTATGGTTGAAATGGGTTATAGAAAAGATTTAAATGATGACGAAGTAAGAACAGTAAAAGATTTATTAGAAGTATTAAATCCTGAAGATGTTGACCAGAATTGGCTGATTGATACAACAGAAAAGTTTTGTAAAGACAGAGCAGTCCATAATGCAGTATTAGAGGGTATTAAAATATTAGATAAGAAAGATAGCAAGAGATCACCAGAGGCAATACCAAGTATCTTGGCTGACGCCTTAGCAGTTTCTTTTGATAATCATATAGGGCATGATTATTTGGCAGATAGTGATGATAGATTTAATTGGTATCATACTAAAGAGAAAAAATTCCAATTTGATTTAAGTTATTTTAATAGAATTACAAAAGGTGGTGTTCCAAGTAAGACTTTGAACATTGCATTGGCAGGTACAGGTGTAGGTAAGTCTTTGTTTATGTGTCATTGTGCTAGTAGTTTTTTAGCACAAGGTTTAAATGTATTGTATATCACTTTAGAAATGGCAGAGGAAAGAATTGCAGAAAGAATAGACGCTAACTTATTAGATGTATCTATGGACGATCTCCATGATATGCCTAAATCTTTATACGAAGATAAACTTAAAAGGTTACAAGATAAAACTAAAGGTCAATTTATCATTAAAGAATATCCAACAGCGTCTGCTCATAGTGGACATTTTAGAGCATTATTAAATGAACTTGCTTTAAAGAAATCTTTTAAACCACAAGTATTGTTTATAGATTATTTAAACATATGTGCTTCAAGTAGATTTAAAGGTGGTAATATATCATCATACTTTTATATTAAGGCTATCGCTGAAGAATTAAGAGGTCTAGCAGTAGAGTTTGATTTACCTATTTTCAGTGCTACACAAACAACTAGAACTGGTTATACAAGTACAGATATTGGTTTAGAAGATACAGCAGAGTCTTTTGGTTTACCAGCAACGGCTGACTTTATGTTTGCTCTACAATCAAACGAGGAATTAGAACAACTAGGTCAAATGAAAGTAAAACAATTAAAGAATAGATATAATGACCCAGCAATTAATAGATCATTTATTGTAGGTGTAGATAGATCAAAAATGAAATTATATGATGTACAAAACACAGCTCAAAATATAGTAGATAAAGGAACTGAAAGTAAACCAGAAGGAAAAAATCCTTATGATAAGTTTTCAGATTTTAAAGTATGATAAAAACTATTATAACATTTCTATTCATTTCAGGTGTTCTTGCTTTGGGGAGAATTATTCCACACCCACCAAACTTTACACCAATTTTAGCAACAGCAATTTTTACTCCATATATAATTAAAGATAAATGGATTGCAATGTCAATTCCATTATTAGCAATGTTTATTGCAGATTTAGTTATAGGTTTTCATCCATATATGTTATGGGTGTATGGAGCAATAGGTTTATCAACTTTAATTAGTAATTGGTCAATGAAGTTTAATAAAAAATATATTCAATTAGGTGTAATGGCAATTATATCTTCTGTACTATTTTTTATAATTACTAATTTTGCAGTATGGGTTATGTGGGATAATTATCCAAAAACAATTGATGGTTTAGTAATGTGCTATACTATGGCAATACCCTTTTTTCAAAACACATTATTATCAACTATGCTATATACAACACTTATAGTTTTAACAGTACAGAAAGGAATGAAATATGCGAACAATTATATTTAGTTTATTATTAATAATTGGATTAGCTGGATGTTCAAGTCAAACATTTAAACCAGATACTACTACATTAAAATATGGTAATACTGGACAAGATGGCGATAGTGTTAATGGAGATTACAATTCAGAGAATTTTACTATAACACAAACATTTAAGTGGTCACAATAAAAGGAGATATATAAATGAAAAAACTTTGGAATTGGAAAATAAATCTAATACGAAAGTATCCAGTATGGTGTGCTTATGCTGCCTGGATTGAAGGTCTAATAATAGGATTATTAATTTATCATTTCTTTATTAAATAATTATGCCAAAAATACAAAAAGTAAGATTTAGTAAAAGCGATAGACGACCAAGAAAAGTCTATCCTAAATTATCATATACTAAAGGTATGATTAAAAAAGGACGAAAAATACTATGGCAAGTTAAAGAAATACCTACCAATAGTATAGTCGCAACTTACTTTTTTGAGGAAGACGCAGATAAATTAGTTAAGTTTCAAAACAAAAATAAAGTATGGGAAAAGAACGGCGGTATCCCTAAAATGTTCTGGATTAACGAGCATTAACTCTTGCCTCTTTCTTATAAATATGGTATAAGAAAGAATTATGGCGTACAATTTAGCAACGGTTTCAACATTAGAACAACACGTACCATCAAATATTAAAGGTGAGTTTACATCTTTATTAAAGTTAATGGTAGAGGGCGCCTACTATGGCGATGATTCTCCTGTTACAAAGTCTAGAGTATATACAGTTAAAGTATCTCCAGACAATCTAAAAAAAGTCCTACCTACATTAGAAAAAAAGTATACAGCAAAAGTTAAGCAAGGCGCCAAGAAGTCTGCTGACTTTATAGTACAAGATTATAAGATTAGATTTATAGAAACAGGTAAGAAATCTGTAAAACAATTAGACGCACAAGTTGTACAGAAACAAGAAAGAGCCTCACTTTGGATTATTAAAAGATCATTAAAAGATAAGGTTAGATATAAAAGTGCTGAAGATATATCTAGAGACAAGAAATATAAAGAACTAGTGGCGATATATCCAGATGTTATGGAAGATGGTTGGTTAGATAGTTTTTATGCACAACAAAAAAAGATGTTAGAAATTTTTAGAGGTAAAACTTTTACAGAATATAATAGAGACGGTGGTTTTATGGATTATATCTCTAATTTAATAAGAGATAAGTTTAAGATTTCAAAAAAAGATAGTTGGAATCCTGCCGATATTTGGTTAATAAACAATGAGAGTACTGTTAAACGAACTATAAACAAAGCTATGGAAGGAAAGTCAGTATCTATTTCTAAACTAAATGATGTGATGAAGATATTATATTCAAAACATAAAGTAGCAGGCATATCATTAAAGAAAGTTACCAGTAAAGAGGCAAGATTTGAAGAAGTAAATACTAAAAACGCATTAATGAAAGACAGTAAGTTTGTGATGAAGTTATCTAGATCAGTTATGAAAATGACAAACAAATCAGACAAAACATTATCATCAGCTGATATGAGAATAGATATTAAATCATCTAACGATGTTTGCGAGTTTCAAATTAGACAAAACGGAAAAGGATTTAATCAGAATTTAAAATTTGATGGTAAATTTAAAGGTGCTGGTGCAGCTCGTATAGGTAAAGTACCAGTAGATTTATTAGCCAAGTTAATGGCAGAGTATGGTATAGGAAATAATAGAAAATTATTCTTTGTGAATAATCATAATCTATATCCTAAATCATTAGCAGAATTTGACAAAGTAAAAAATATATATAAGGCAAGATTTGATGTAGTCAATAAACATACAGATACAGGTATACCAGCGTCAGCATTTATTGGTAATATGTTGAAGTCGTATAACTCTCCAGATTTAAGGAACGGTGTATCTCATACTAAATTAATGGAGTTAGATTTCTTATATGTTATATACGCTATACCAACAATAAAAAGAAATAAAATGCTAACGGACATGGTGTTTTTGGCAGAGAAACGAGGGCAACAATTTGGTCCATTTGGCAAGTTGTACTAGTATAAATAGTGGTAATTAGTGCTTTATTAAATGAGAGAGTGAATTAATTTATGGAAAGAATGAAGGAAAAATGTTTAATTTTAAAGGTTTCATTACAAAGGAAAAGAATACACACCTAGAACATCTAGAAGATGACATAATCAATAGAGGTTCCAGAGGTGGAGATAATGCTATAAAGTTTCTAAAGTCAGTTAGAAACATGTTAGTAGGGTCTTCTGGAGCTAGAGTAAATATGTCTGTCAAGTGGGACGGAGCTCCTGCTATTATATGTGGTATAAATCCAGAAAACGGTAAATTCTTTGTTGGTACTAAATCAGTATTCAACGTCAAGCCAAAAATCAATTACACACCAGGAGATATTATGAGTAATCATGCAGGTGTTGTAGGCGATAAACTAAAAGTTTGTTTAAGAGAATTAAAAAAATTAAGAATAAGAGGTATCTACCAAGGAGATTTACTCTTTACAAACGATATAAAATACCAAGTTATAGATGGCGAGTCTATGATAACTTTCACACCAAATACAATCACATATGCAGTACAAGCAAGTAGCAGTATTGGTAGAAAAATTAGAAGAGCAAGAATGGGAATTGTATTTCATACAGCTTATCATGGTAAAGATATGAAAAGTTTAAGTGCTGGTTTTGGTACAATAACAGGTAGATCAGGTTCTTCAGCAGTGTGGTTAGCAAGTGCTGGATATACCGATACATCTGGATCATCAACGTTTACTAAAGGAGAACTATCTAGATTTGATGGTCTAATTAGAATGGCTGAAGGTTCTTTAGGTAAAGCTTCATCTATATTAAATGAAATGTCAAGATCAAATGATTCGTTATCAGTAGGTTTTAGATTGAAGGCTTTCTTTAATCATTATATTAGAAACACACAAGGCCATATGGGTAAGGTTAAACAACTCCAAAAAATGTTCAGAGACTATTATGGAAATATTTTAAGAGAAGAAATAGCAACTAGAAAAACCGAAAAAGGTAAACAAAAATATAGAGATATATTAGATACTAATTTAAAATGGATTGATAGAAATGAATCAGCATTGTACTTTGCTATAGCTTCTCACGTAAGTTTAGGTAATGCAAAGAACTTTTTAATATCAAAGTTATCACAAATACAAAGTATAGGTCATTTTATTAGAACATCAAATGGTTTTAAAGTAACCAATCCAGAGGGTTATGTTGCAGTAGATAGATCAGCTGGTGCAGTTAAACTTGTAGATAGATTAGAATTTAGTAGAGCAAACTTTACTATTGCTAAAGATTGGGTAAAAGGATAATGAATAATATTTACAGTGCTACGCATGATTTTTTATCAGCACCAATAGAAAAAGAAAAGAAAAGAAAAAAGAAAAGTAATAAAGCATATGCTTATTTTCTTCTTAAAAAAAAGAGAATGCAAAGAAAAAGAAAATGAAATCATTTATAGAGTACATAAACAAATTTTTAGAAGAAGCTAGACAACCAAAAATTATTTTAATTGGTGGTCCAGGCAGTGGTAAATCTACATATGCAAAATTTATAACAAAAGAATTTAATATACCACACATATACCCAGGTGAACTATTGAGAAAAGAGAAAGAAAAAGGTGGTGAAATGGCCAAAAGATTATCTAATTTAGGTAAAGGTCACTTTGCTCCAAATGATATAGTTTTAAAACTTGTATTTGACGCCGTTGACAAAACAGATGGTTTTGTATTTGATGGCTTTCCAAGATATATGCAACAAGTTAGAGACATGGAAAAGAAAGGTATTGATATAGATAATGTGGTATTTTTAGATGTAAGTCAGGAAGAAGTTATCAAAAGACTAACTGCTAGAGGTAGAGTTGATGATAAACCTGATGTTATTAAAGACAGAATTGCTTTATATAAAAAAGAAACAGGTCCTGTGGTTGACTACTACAGAGATAAGCCTGGTTTCGTATCTATTAAAGCAGAAGGTGATACGCCGGAGAATATAGCTAAAGAGATAATAAATAAGGTTAAAAACAAATAATGAAAAAAGGAGAA